ATGTGTTGCTTCGTTGATAAGATAAACACCACTGCTTTCTTTATCAATGGGTTCTTTAGCTCTCAATGCATCTGATAATTTGCTGACCAGTATGAGATCGATCTTATCTCCCGCACATATCTGTGGATTTCCAGGAATTTGAACTACTGCCTCTTGATTTTTTAATAATTCAGCTCTAGCAGTTGATTGTGCTGCATAATATTTTTGCCAATCTGCAAATTTTGTAGGATCCTTTGCTTTAGGATCTTCAGGATTGGCGATACCTGGGTCGTTATACCATGATTCATGATCCAATAATACTGACATGATTCTACTAGGATAATCAGATAATTCAATCTGATTTGTGGGAATCAACGAAATTGACTCTTGACCTCCTAAATGTGCCATGTTGTCATAACTATCCTTTACCTTATACACATACTCTTCATATTGACCAGTGGAGTGATTGAAGAATACCATTAGAGATGAGTATTTACCCTTTCTCAAAGATTGCATCAAATCAACTTCAGAACTAAAAGCAATATTTTCAATTAGAAATCTTTGATCTGCAACTGCATCTTGGTTTGCTACACCCTCTTTGTAAGGACCCCATGATTCTGATGTCAATCTAGGAGCAGAAAATTTTTGACTTCCTTCTATAATATTACCATTTTCATCTATTTTTGGAACATCACACAAAGCATCGATAGAAAAGAAGTTATATCCTCTAATAGTCTCCCAGAAGAAGAACCCTGCACTACCCTTAACTTGCTGTTCTGATTTGTTTTTATTATTGTTATTTGATAATCCGTACTGTGTTTTAGGAGATACAGATTTTGTCAGTAACTTGGAAATAATATCAAATGGTCTTCTTCTGTTAGCAATCATACTAACTTCAAATCTAGAAGGTTCTGAATAAAAAGTTTTTGTACTATCCAAATACTCATTACCCAACAGTTTTTTAATGATAGCTTCTGGATTACCTTTCAAAGCTTGTTGTACTCTGATAGTCTCATTCAACAACGCTTCTGGTGATATAAGTCCTAAGTTATAGATTTGCGTTTTGTTTTTAACAAATCTACCAGCAATTTTATATATCTTGAATTTATATACTACAGGAGCATCATCAAAGGTATGTTTTAACTGAATTTCTACATCCTCACCACCCTGAATAGGAAGGTCATTAAGAAGATTGGCAGAGTCAGCTACAATCAAGGATGCACCCATAAACGGTGATTGTACACTTTCATGTACCGTAAAAGATACAATCATGTCTGTTCCGATTGACACTCGGTTCTCAGAACTTGCCAGAGTACATCTTACTAGTCTCACTCCTGAGGAGTTTTGTTCTTGTTCTGCCATTATTAGGTTTTAGCTGCTAAACTGTATGGAAGTGTAAATGCTGATAGATTCATTGAATTAAATCCTGGATTTATTGTTCCAGCATCATCATCAGATTGGTTACCAGTGGTGTAGTAGTTATTGTTAACAATAGTAGGAGTCACCATTTGGAATCCAGCTAAAGAAGCATTAGTAGAATTCATACCTAAAATATTAGCTTGTTGATCTGCACCACCAATACTCTGCATCCACCTTTGCATAATATCTGCATTTTTTAATGCTGCATCACTTCCAGTATTTGCTCTTTTAATAAACTGTTGATAATTTGGCATCTTATAGTTTGATGGCATTTGAGAGTTAGGACCTGTTTGCCAAGAATAGTGGAAAAAGTTTCCTAAAGCGTCAACCATTGGATCTTCACCAGCAACTCTATTTTGTAGTTGTGTTTGACCCTTAAAGTCTGTTCTTCCTTGCAATCTTTCTAAAGCAGCAACTAGTCTTGCTTGTCCTTCAGCAGACTTAAGTCTATTTTCAATTTCAGGACTCATACTCATCATACCTTTATGATATGCTTCATATTGACCATCTGCCTTGACTACTTGCTCAACAGTTCCTCTGCCTTCAGCAACTCTATTCAAGATAGATGCAGCAACAGCATACTGATCATCTCCTGGTCCCGCTTCACCACTAATAGCATATGCTAACCACTTATATTGCTCATCACTGAGGTTCATCTGACCGCCGCCACCCTTGATATCAAGAGTATCACTTCCAGCGGTAGCACCAGGGCGAACTCGTCCACCACCAGGATTACTATTAGTATTACCTTTTTGCCATGGCCATGTGATTTCTGGTATCTTGATTTCTATTTTTGGCAACATGTTCTCAAGTCCAGATACAATACCTTGCCACCATGGTTTCTTATCAAAATACTCCGCATTACCTGCTGCTAGGATTTTAGAATACTCACTTTTGTGTCTCTTTGCTGCATCAATAAAACCTTCACCAAATTTGATGAATGTCTCGTCATTCAGTGGTGTAACAATTTCAGGTCCTGCCTCACCCATAAGTGCATTAACAGGTGCTTTACCTGTTAACAAACCACCTTTCGCCATAGGAATTGCACCTAAGTCTCTACCAAGCAAGAAACCATCAATAGCCAATCCAACTGGGGTGCCAACACCAGTAGCACCCAAGAGACCAGATGTAATTTCAAGACCAGCACCTAAGAAGTCTCCCTCCATGGCACGTTGAATACCAAATAAGATACCAGCAACACCAGCAACAACTGGAATTTTCTTAAGAATAGACCTAGTTCCAGCAGCACCAAACTGCTTGACCATCATTCTAGATAATGCACCACCTCTCTTTAGACCTTCTTTGGTTCCTTTTTTTACAAGGGCATCTGTTGCCATTTCAGTAACTTTTACACCTGCATCATCTGCAGATGCCATTCTTGCCGCTGCAATTGCTGGAGCATCTGCATTAGGTATGAGTTTTGAAATAGACTCTGCAGAACTAGAATTTACAGGTACATCAACAATTGATTTACTTGCATCATACATTGCATCCGCTGTTTGTTTCTGCAGTGCTCCTGCAGGCGCACCAGGGATAAGCGAATCAAGTACGACACCACCTCTAGCTCTTCTTAATATATCACCAACAGGTCCTTGATTATAAAGAAAATCATCAGCTCCTGTTCTAAAACTTTTTAACTGTGATCTAGGTCCACCTCTTCCCAATAGTCCCATTGCAGACTGTGCTCTGAGAACATCAAAGAAAGATTTAAACATTGCACCTTTGCCAATCAGTCTTGTAGTGCCTGAGAATAGATTTCTCAATCCTGCAGCAGGTGCTCCAAGTAGACTTGCAGTATTTTTAGCTAATAAACCAACATCGGGAACAAATTTCCCTGCACTTTGACCTGCTTTTACAAGAGCACCACTAACTCCTCTTGCTGTCGGAATGTTACCAAGAAAAGATCTAGCACCAGTCGTTCCTGCCTTACCTGCTTTTGTAGCAGAAGTTGCAGTTCTAGCAGCTTGTCCAGCACCAAAATTAGCAGCATCAACCACTGCACCCAAACCTCCACCAGACATTCCTGGTGTTTTACTAGGTGGTAAAAGTCCCTTTATTCCTCCACTATTTCCACCACCACCGCCAGGTAATGCACGTCTTCCACGTTCAATTGATCTTTCTTCTCTTCTTCCTGCTATCCTTGATTGTTGTCTTTTTAGTTCAGTGACCATGACCCTTAGGACCTGACCATTGAAGTATGTCGCCTTTGCAAGATCATTTTGACCTCTTGCAAGGTTTCCCATTCCAGTGCCGATAACGGTGAGAGCCTGAGAAACTTCACCAAGTCCAGACTCAACACCTCTTAATCCTGAAACTAAAGCACCAGATAAGGGTACTGTAGCAGACTGAATTTCGTTAGTTACATTATAGTCAAAACCACCACGAAATCTTTGTTTGTAATTCTTAGTGGGATTAGTTCCAGGACCTGTTGCACCTAATCTGCCCCTGGTTCTGGCAATCCTATCTCCGCCAAATCTTGAACCAAGGGCTCTTTTGAAAAAATATCCTTTACCAATCCCCGCCTCTTCTAGAGACGTTCCGCCCGCTTCTGCTTTCCCTGCAGCATAAGCACGTTCCTCTGACGCCATATTGGAAGCTTGTTTTAAGCGATTTCCAATTGACTTAGCAATACTAGCGAGATAATTATTCTCGCTTCTAGTATCAGTATATCCTACAGTTCCTGATGCCATTACCTTTGTGCTTTTTCTTGTTCTTGTTTAACTTGTTCCAAGTATTGCATTAACAGAGAAACATAAACTTGCCTTTCAAAAGGCATCATGTTTTCAATATCACTCAAGCTATATTTATGGTGTTGCATCAAAGCGAAGTTGGTCTTATAGTACCCTTCCAAACTATTATGAAAGAGTGCTATCCGAAAAAACTCTGCAATCCTCTCAGAACATACTCAGATTCTACACCAGTATTAGGATTAGTCACTTTAAATGTATGTTCTAATCTAGGAGCAGTCTCAAAGAATTCCTGAATTTTTGACATTTGGGAGTTGGTGAGACTCTCTACAAATTGCAAAAATTCTTTTTTACTAGTTGTTGACTCATCAAATACTTCTTCTCCTTGAAAGATCTGATCAATACTTTCTGCGATAATCTTCAATACTTCGTCATCAGGAACCTCAGTATTACTAAACTGACCTTCAACAAATCTATCAAAAGAGGGGTATTTCATAACAACACCAGTCTCTTCAGTTAGCATAATTTTGTTGGTATGTCCTTCTGGGTAGATAACCTCTACATCAGTAAGATTCAGACCATACTTAATTTGCGTTTCTTCGTCATCTCTACAAGTTACAAGAATTTCTACCATCTCACCAACAGAGACAGCACGGATATTCAAGAAAATATATTCTAAATCAAAAGTAGACAAATTCTCTACTTTAATACGAGATTGGATACAATTCTTTAAAAGAGAGAGAACTGCATCTTTAATATTTTTCTCATTGTCACTTTCTAGTGCTAATAA